TTAGCCTTGTTTTGCTTTATAATCAGCAATTGCTGCTTTAATTGCATCTTCTGCTAAAATAGAGCAATGCACTTTCACTGGCGGCAATTCTAATTCTTCAGCAATTTGGCTATTTTTAATTGCCCCAGCTTCTTCTAAAGATTTACCTTTTACCCACTCAGTAATTAATGAACTAGATGCAATCGCAGAACCACAGCCGTAAGTTTTGAATTTTGCATCTTCAATAATGCCATTATCATCTACCTTGATTTGTAGTTGCATAACATCACCACAAGCTGGCGCACCGACCATTCCAGTACCAACATTGCTATCTTTTTTATCCAATGATCCCACATTACGTGGATTTTCATAATGATCAATTACTTTTTCGCTATAAGCCATTTTAACTTTCCTTTTTTCAATTCTAGTAAATGCCATTGTCAGATAATGGCAACTAAATATTAGTGAGCTGACCACTCAATGGTATTTAAATCAATACCTTCTTTAAACATATCCCATAATGGCGATAATGCACGAAGTTTTTCTACCGCACCCTTCATTAAATTAATTGTGTAATCAATTTCTTCTTCAGTAGTATAACGACCTAATGTGAAACGAATTGAACTGTGTGCCAATTCATCATTTAAGCCAAGTGCGCGCAATACATAAGATGGCTCTAAGCTAGCAGATGTACAAGCAGAACCAGAAGAGACAGCAATATCGCGCAACGCCATCATTAAGGACTCTCCCTCAACATAGTTAAAACTAATATTTAAATTGCTATCTAAACGATGTTCCATTGAACCATTTACATAAGTTTCTTCAATATCTTTTAAGCCATTATATAAACGATCACGAAGTGCTTTTAAACGCGGCATTTCTGATGCCATTTCTTCTTTTGCAATTCGATATGCCTCTCCCATTCCTACGATTTGATGAACAGGTAATGTACCTGAACGCATGCCACGTTCGTGACCACCACCATGAATAATCGCCTCTAAACGTATGCGAGGTTTACGACGAACATACAATGCGCCAACACCTTTTGGCCCGTAAAGTTTATGGCTAGACATCGACATTAAATCAACAGCTAATTCTTCCAAATTAATTTCAACTTTACCAACACTTTGAGTTGCATCCACATGGAAAATTGTTTTATTTGCACGACAAAGTTCGCCAATAGCTTTAATATCTTGTAACACACCAATTTCATTATTAGCGTGCATAATTGAAGCTAGAATTGTATCTGGACGAAGCGCAGCTTTGAATTTTTCTAAATCAATTAAACCATCAGCTTCTGGAGACAAATAAGTGACTTCAAAACCTTCTCTTTCTAATTGACGGCAAGTATCTAACACTGCTTTATGTTCAGTTTTACAGGTAATAATGTGTTTACCTTTAGTTTGATAGAAATGCGCCGCACCTTTAATTGCGAGGTTGTCAGATTCTGTCGCACCAGAAGTAAAGACAATTTCACGAGAATCTGAGCCAATGAGATCAGCGATTTGATTACGCGCAATATCAACAGCTTCTTCTGCTTGCCAACCAAATTTATGTGAGCGAGAGGCTGGATTGCCAAATGTGCCATCGATGGTTAGAAACGCCATCATTTTTTTCGCAACACGTTCATCGACTGGACAGGTCGCTGCGTAGTCTAAATAAATAGGTAATTTCATTTTCACTCCTAAATTATGCTAAATATAACCGCACTTTTTTATTAAAAAATATACTGCTTATCCTTTTTATTGATTAACTAATAAATTACTAAAATCACGATGAGATTGACGTTTTACATTACGCTTATTTACCAGCTCTGCTAACGTAATCTCATTTAAAAAACTTTCAATACGTAAACTTAAATCTTCCCAAAGTTCGTGAGTTAAACATTCCACACCATTTTTACAATTTTCACGCCCCAGACATTTCGTTACGTGAATATTTTCATTTACTGCCGCAATAATCATTCCTACAGAAATTTGTTCACTTGGTAGCCCTAACTGATAACCACCTCCTGGCCCGCGAACACTTTTGACTAAACCGTCTTTACGTAATTTAGCAAAAAGTTGCTCTAAATAAGATAAGGAAATATGTTGGCGTTCAGAAATATCCGCAAGGCTTACAGGCCCGCCATCTGCATTTAAAGCAATATCTAAAACGGCTGTAACTGCATAACGACCTTTCGATGTAAGTTTCATAAAGAATCCCTAAAAATTAATTGCGCAATACTTACATATCTGACTAATTTAGTCAATTATTCTCTTTTGTTAAATCAATTCGTTTTTCAACCGCACTTAGCATACCATTTAAAATATTTAATTCGTTTTTCTCTAATTTTGCACGATAGTATAAACGCTTTAATTTACGCATAACTCCTTGATTTTGAATAAATCCAAGAGACTGATATATACGTTCTGTGTAGTCAAAAAAATAAGCTAACTGATCTGTTGTTGGATAGTTTTTCTCTATTAAAGAAAGTGAATTTTTCTTATTATTTTGAACTAAGAAAGCCATACGCAATTCATAACTTACCAGTTGCACAGCCATTGCTAAATTTAAAGAAGAATAATCAGGATTCGCTGGAATATTCAAGTGATAATGACATTTCAGCAGTTCTTCATTGGTTAATCCAATACGCTCACGACCAAACACAATAGCTATCTTGCCTTTATACGCTACAACTTTCTCCGCGCATTCTCGAGGCTCGATCAATGTATTTTGTAAATGACGTAAGCGAGCACTTGTTCCAATTACCAAAGAGCAATCATCGACGGCTTCATCAAAACTATCGACAACCCTAGCATTTTTTACAATATTTTCTGCGCCAGCTGAAAGGGCATAAGATTGTTCATCAACAGATTTAGGTGAAACAAGACAAAGCTGGGTCAATCCCATCGTTTTCATTGCTCTAGCCGCAGAACCAATATTACCACTGTGCGAAGTTTCAATTAAAACAATACGAATATTTTCCAACATAATGATGCCCGACTAAAATTTAAGGGTATTCTACCACAATAACCGCTAAAAATAGTCAAGAATTTAAGCAAATTAAAGAAACTTAAAATATTAGAGATGAATAATAAAAATGGTGGGTTGTGAGAGACTCGAACTCTCGACTGACGGATTAAGAGTCCGAACCAGTTATAATAGATATTAATCAATAATAAATTATAAATCAACCACTTACGCATATAGATATTATATATTTATCCATTAGTCCTATCAACCTTCCATACCTTTTTACACCTATCTTGTCAAATTCTCGTCAAACTAAAATCATTTAATCCTAGCTGATCATTGAGTTAATGATAAACAGTATTTAGAAAGTTCGGTGAATTTTCATCGCGCTTTAGGTGTAACCGCCCGCTAAATTTGAGAAATAAAAACGCCCTTTAAATCATCATTAAAGGGCGTTTAAATTAGATATAAGAAACAGCGAAATTCCCCACCGCTTGTCTTAAACTCTATCTGGCCAAGGGTCGGACGTTGTCCACATCATGGCTGGCGGTCTTAGATTTTTGGGGCCAATGTCAGGTATTGCCTCATTGCCTTTTATTTTAGGGTCTGCGTGGTATGGGGTAAATCGCATAAAATTTCCAGTGGAAATTAATGATCGGTTTGTCTTTAGTCATCATGTTTAAACATTGCCCCTAATTGATTCGGACTAAATCGCCAGCCATTTTCCCCACCGCAAATCGCATTAAAACACCATTCGCTACAAAAATATTTTGAGCGTTTTTGTTTGATTCCAAGTACGATTCCTAGCGCACCCCACCAGTCATACCTCATGTTTTTAGTTTGCTCGAAATAAGCCTTAATCCGCTCTTCCGTTATGTTTTGCAGTTCAATTAAATCCCACTTCTCATGTTCTAAGTACATGATCTTACTACGTACTCCACCATCTCGTATTGATGACGAATAGCAGACCTTAAAACCTTTATTTACGACAATTTCACAATGGCTATATAAACCTTTAGTAAGCTTACGAGTTAACCAATCTGATAATCGAGCCAAGATCGCTTTAGGTGTCCAGCCTGTTTTCTTGCCTTTATACAACGCTAAATAAACCTTACCTTCCGTCATTGTTGCACCTCCGTTAATGCTTTCATTTTTCTGATAATGTCATTATGAATTTGCTGTAATTCTTCTTCACTCAATTCTTCGTGCTTGAGCTCATACTTACGCATACGCTGCACCGCGAGTTGTTCTTGCAGTGTTCGTAATCCTTCAGCCTGTTTTAAAATTAGCAATGTTGCTGATTTATTATCAAGTCCTGCGACAGTTGCAAAACTTGATATATAGATGCTTACTTCGCCAGTAAAATTCGCTTCTTTAAATGCCAGAGCTGCAGATTCACGTTCTTTGTATTCCTCGGCAAATCGAGTCCACTTCGCACTAATACTAGCTGCTGTATCATCAATGCTATCAACTAGTCTTTTAATGAGTTCACGCTTAATTTCAGTTTGCTTCTCCTCATCAATAACCCAGCTATTTCCATTCCATATGTGTAATTCTGTTGGTTGTCTATCAACTAGAATGTATTGACTTTTAAAATCAATAAGTTGTTTAGTCTCAAGCTCTGATTCGTTTTCTACTTCCATTTCCACAAAATCATTTAAGTTTTGCGGAATAGGGAAAATTTGATAACTATTCAAATTTTCTTTTAAAAAATAGACTTTCATTAATCACTCCTTCATCGAATATCAATACGTTTTACAAAACGACCAGCAAGTTCTTCAATGTGTATTGTTGTACCGTTTCTATCAACAGTCACAGCGAATTTCTTGACTTCTACATGATACACCCTAGTTCCACCAGAATTGTGTGGAATTACTTGACGAATACTACTAAAATAAACTCCACCGCCCCTTTTACCTTCAATTTCTGCACCCACTTCAAAACTGACGGGTTCAATATTGTTATTATCATCAAGGCTGTGGCTTTCTGATGACTGAAGATACAAAATAAGTGTTTTACCAAAACACTTTTCTGAAATATCAATACGCCCAGAACTTACATTACCTTGCCACACTGTTTTTAATGTACTAATTTGAGATAAACTCTCTTGCGCCTGTAAAAATTTCTGATTTATATCAGCTTTTGCATTGTTTATTTCTAGTAAAGTAGATTGTTTATTTTCTTTTATTTTTTGTTCAACCCTCGCAGATAACGCTTGCATATTTTGCACAAGTGTACCCGCATCTAAAATTCC